TTGCGCTCGACGAAGCCCAAAGTCTGGTAGTGCGCCCACAATTCGTCTTTCGACTTAGGCGCGGTCGCCGCTTCCGGCTGAATTGCCACGGGCTGCACGCCCAGGCTGGCGACGATTGCGTTGGCCTTTGCGGAGGCGTCAGCCTCGGCAGCCTTCACGGCGTCGAGAGCGGCGGCAAGGTCGCGGTTGTTAGCGTTGGCAAGGTCAAGGGCGGCGGACAATTCCGCGCTGCGGGCCTTGAGTGCGTCAAATTGAGCCACCAGCGCCTGTTGCTCAGCGCCCAGTGCGTTTAGCGCGGCGAGATCCGCACGTGCGGCGGTCAGCTCGGAGAGCGCGTCGGTCAGGGTTGATGGAAGATCCATATACCCCTGCGCGTCCGGACAAGAAAAACCCCGCCGGGAGAGACAGCCCGGCGGGGCAGGAAACAACAAACCAAATGAACAACTACACGCCCACCATACGCAACAGTTCAGAATATGCAAGCTCTTCTGTACCCACTGCGTCGATGAGATTGCCCATCCTCGCCCGCGGCGCGAGATAAGCGGCGCCGGTCATGTATTCGTCGGCCACGCGCCGGTTGCGGAGGACGTTGTCGCGGAACTGCGCGAAGCTATCGTCGACCAGCTGCTGCAGGCTCGCGCGCTGCGCCGGTGTGAGTGACGGCCCCATCCCGGCGCCCTTCAGTGGCCCCGACGTGATCGGATCCCACCGCAAGCCCTCGGCTTCGTATGCTGCCGACTGGTCGAGCCAGGGAATAATTGTCCCGATGCTGCCCCAGGTGCTGCCCACAGAACCGATGACCTTGTCGCAACTCACGGCGATGTTGTACGCAGCCGAGCAGGCGGTGTCGTCGGAGTAAGCCACAATTGGAACCGTGAGCCCTTGGATCATGTCCACCACCTCAGAGCAACCGGTGCAGTTGCCCCCGGGCGAGTTGATCTCGAGCATGATCCCGCGCACGTTGGCTTCGATGGCGTCCTCAATGTCTTCGGTGATCCACTCGTAGTCCCACGCGCCGCAGCACGCTTCGATTGGCGAGATACCCTTGGCCAGCGTGCCTTCGATAGAGATGTGCGCGATGCCCTGCCCGTCGATTTCCATTTCCTCCCGCTTGGATGTCATGCCGTCCAGCATCTCGTAGCCCTCGCCGTTGGCACGCAGCACGCGGCCCTCCACCAGCTTGCGGACGGCAGCGTACCCGCCGGGAGTGATGAGCCAAGGGCGGTAAAAAACTTGCTCGATGACGCGTTGAAATTTCATTCGGTCGGTGCGGTTGTGGCAGGGTTGCCGTTAGGTGTGAGCAAGCCGAACACGTCGCGAGTCAGGCCCGAGCGGTCCACGCGTTTTTTGATCTCGAGTTCCTCGCGTTCCACTTCGTCAAGGTGCTCCTCGAGCGTTTTGGATCCGCTGGCGAGGATGTCCGTCATGCTGCGCATCCCGGCGCGGTAGGCGTCGATGGCGTCGCGGTTGGCGTAGCCGGAATCCGCGGTGAGTCTCGCGGGTTCGGTAAAACGGAACTGGTAGGCGCCACCGCGGTTAGCGTCGGGTCCAGTGTAGGGCGGGAGGATGCCCAACTCCACGAAGCGAGCCACGGCAAAGGCGCACCGGCGCTTGCAAAATGCCGACAGGTAGGCGTGTCGCTCGGATGTCACGCGGTTGACTTGCTCAAGAATGATCCGGGCACTTGCGCCCCCCAGTCGGCTCATGTCCCACCCGAACTCCGGCGGCCATTGAGCGGCCAGCAGCGCGTTGCGGATGAGTCGCTCCTGTAGGCGGTCCTGAGCTTCCGTTGGGATCTTGGCGTCCAGTTGGGTGATAGACTCGCCAGCGTTAGCGGTCAGGTACTCAATGCGCCCGCCCGCCATTGGTGTGAGTCGCAGTTGCGAGCCGCAGCCGGGCGGCGTGACGTCCGTCAGTGCGTTGTAGGCGTCGCTAGCGTCGGCCATCCCCTGTTGGTTGGTCACGAGCAGCCCAATTTTCGCAGCCATCCGGGACGCCGCTTGGATGTCGTCGCCAAGATCCTTGAGGGAAATCAAATCCCGGATCGCAGGCGCAAATGCACTAATGCCGCGCACCTGGTCCACTTCGCGCGGATCCATCGTGAGCATTGCCGACTGGACCGGCACGTCGCGGTCTTCGCTGCCATCCTGAGCCTCCCCTAGCACGCGGTAAGCCACTGCCCTGTTGGTTTTGGAAAGGATCACCCCGTTGTAAATCTTGAGCCCCCGATACCGGCCATCAGTCAAGACGCCGTCGTCGCCGCGCGATCCGATTTGGTGCCACGGCACCTGCTGGAGTTGCGGGTAGCCGTTGGCGGTCGTGGTCAGGATCGTGAGCAGGTCGCCCTCCCGGTCGATGGCGACGGACTCGAGCCGCAGCCCTTCCCACCATGATTTGCCGTCGAGGTAGGCAATCTGCATCCAGTCGAGCAGCACCGCCTCGGCCTGCTTGCCCCACTCGCGATCAGCGCCGGTAAAGATCGGGCGCATTGCCATCCCGACAGTCAGCATGGATTTCTGGTCGATCGCGGCGTTCACAACGCCCGTGTTCCAGTAGAGTTTTCTCGCCGCACTGTTCACCGTGCGCCACTCGCCAACGGTCAGTTCGCGGGAAATGCTCTGCGTGTGATTCCTCCAAAAAGGCTCGCCCCACACGCCGCCCTCCACAAGGCGTTGGCGTCTGTACGCTGCGTAATTTGCGCCCACCTTGGGAGTTGCGATTCCCAACAGGTTTTTGAAACGGTCGAAAAGGCTCATATAAAGTAGGCTTGCGTCCTGCGCACCGGCCCGTTGATGCCTGCCGCCTTGTAGTTAAGTGCCTGCTGCGCCAGCATTAGCACGTCCAGCGGACTGAGCGTCCCGCCCACGTTGAACTGGAATGCGGCCCCGTCGATGGACGAAGATACCAGCGTGGACTTGCCCGCCAGCGTCAAATCAAATTTGGAATTGATGATGGCGCGAAGCTCGGCCACGTCGCGCGTGAGAAACACCTGCAAGAGTAACCGTTGGTCGGGAGCCATCTACACACCGGCACCGGGACAAGAAAAACCCCGGACATGCCACACGGCAGCCGGGGTCGCCTTCCGTTCCCGCCAGTCGCACACCGTCGGGTTAGGGTTGAGCCTGCATGTTACTCTGTCGCGGGCGGCTCGTCAACCTCCGGCGCGGTGGACACCATGTCGGGCAGTGCGCCCAGGATCTGCGCGGCGAGCACGTTCATTGCCTCAGCATCCCACATGTGGTTGGGTCTGCCGGTTGCCGTCCAGCGCAGCCGGGTTTTCTTGGTCCGCTTGTCAACGGTTGCCCGCTTTCGCTCAGAGTTTAAGTGTCGCACGTACTCGGGAGGCGCGTCCTGCGGGAACTCCCAGACGGGCGATCCCGTGTTTCTCAAATTTGCGAGAATGTCTTTCACAGGATCGGACGCCCAGTAAAAGAACGTCACAAACACCCGCTTTCCCGCAGCGTCCCGCGTCGTCGGCGCCACCACGCGATCCGGGGCGCTGTAATAACGGCGGATAGGTTTTCCGTCGGATCCGCGCACCGTGAAGAAATCCTCCGCGCGCCCGATGAGCGCGGTCCACCCGTATTTTGCGCACGTGTCGTAAACGCGCCCGTGAAACGAGTTCCCGGCATCCAATAGGCACCGCTTGTCGGGCACCTTCAGCCGGACCTGAATCTCGCGGAGCTGGTCCACCGTCAGGATTTTGCCCGCCCAGAGTAGTCGCGAGTGCCCGTTTTTGAGCCACACCCGGACGATCCCCCAGTAGTGGTCCTGCTGGCAATCCACGGTCATCACTCTGGCAAACTCCTCCGGCATCGCGCGCCCGTCCTGCCACTCGTTTTGGAAATACTCTGCGGCCTCCAGTTCCAGCGCCGGCAGTTCTTCCTCCAGCTTCCAAGGTTGGGCCAACCGCTGCATCCTAAAATCCTTGGTCGGCTGGAGCACCCCAAGGTGCCGAGCGTCAGAAGCCTGGCACCACTGAATCACGAGGTCACTCCAGCGGATCCAGTAAACGGACTGGGCGGACACACGCCGTGAGCGGTAGCCGTCCACATGGTCATTACCCTCGGTGCGCCACTCGCTGCGCTGGGTCAGTGCCCGCCGGGCTGCCGTCGTGTCAGGAGTGACGTGTCCGCAGTGCGGGCACTCATGGCGCACCGTTTTGACCAGCGCGCCCCAGTTCCACTCGCCGTTCTCGTTTTTGGCCTCGTCATATTTAATGTCCACCCACGCCGGTTTGACCCACTCGTTGCAGCCAGGGCAGGAGTGGCACCATTGAAACTCCTCGCCCGAGCGCCACTCCTCAGTCAGTTGGTGCGGTTCCTCAAAACTCTGGCTGGTCAGAAGAGCGTAGCCGTTCCAGCGGTCGTGAAGGCGTTTTTTGAACTGCGTAATTAGGTCGCTGTACTGCCAGCATTCGTCCAAGAAAAGCACCTGCACGGACTTTTCCTGCGCGTTGGACGTGTTCGCGCCGCCCAGCATCAATGGCATATGGGGAAAATAAATGCCGTCTTTTTTGACGTGATGCCGGTTTGACGGCATCAGCCCCCGCAGCGGTTCGCAGGCGCCCAGCACCGGCTTGAGCCGGGTTTCCATCCACTCTGCGCTCGTCGCGTCGGTCTGCGTGATCGACAGCATCGGTCCCGGCTGTTGAGCAACTGCCCAGCACACCAGCGCCTCTAGTGCGGTGCTCTTACCTGCGCCGGTACACGCCTGAACGAATGTCTGGCGACACGTCGGGTCGGCAAAGTCGGCAAAGACTGCATTCCACCAAGGTGCAGTGTGCCTGTCAAAATGCGTAGAGCGGGAGCTGTGCGGAAAGCGCACGTTGGCCTCAAGCCAGTCCAGCGGGTCGCCGGTGTAGGCCAGCCTGACCGATCTTGCCGCCGCGTTAACTCGATGCGGGATGATGCTCGAAGCTGGCGCGTGCATTGAGTTTGAGCAGTTCTAACCGGCTGCGGAGCTTTGGCTGAATTTCCGTTTCGGTCAGTCCTGCCAACTGCCCCGGCAGGTCATTCACCAGTGCGTCGAGTTCCGCGCACCAAGTTGCAACCACGCGGATCGTTTCCTCCACCACCTGCTCCACTGGCACCAGTCGCTTTTCATCCTCGGCC